GAATGCGGGTCATCGATAATCAGTAAATCAGCACCTTTACCGGTCACCGTCCCCCCTACGCCGATAGCAAAGTATTCGCCATTCTGATTAGTACTCCACCGGCCGGCGGCCTTGCTATCCGATCTCAGATTCACAAAGGGGAATATCTTGTGGTATGTCTCGGATGCCACAAGGTTCCTGACTTTTCTACCGAATCCAACAGCCAGTTCGGCAGTGTTAGAGGTCTGGATAATCTTCTTCCCCGGGTATTTCCCCAAGAACCAGGCTGGCAGCAGATAAGACGCAAACTCAGACTTGGTATGTCTGGGAGGCATATTTATGATTAATCTCTTTAATTTCCCACTAGCAATCTCTTCAAACTTCTCCGCCATCAACTCATGATGACGCCCGTGTATAAACCCCGGCCACATCTCGCCCACAAACATCATAAAGTCATCCGCGGCTTTCTCCACATTGAGGCTGTCCTTGTACACCTCAAACATATCCCACATCTCCTCCGCCAGTTCGGGAGGCATATCCTGTATCGCCCGTTCCATCGCTTCTAAATTCATTCAAGTTCCCTAAACTTAATATAAACCGGCCGGACACTTCTGTCTTTATTAGCAAGCTTCTTACACACCCCTATCGCACAAAGGTTCCTAATCACCCGTACAAGATTAGCCCGCCCCTTATCACCAGTCGCCCTCATAAGATCCTCATACGAAGGCCCATACCCATGATGCTTCCAATGCTCATCTATCGCTAAAAACACATTCCTCTCTTTAGGCGTCATATCCATCCCCATACATTCACTCTCACTCAACCTACCAGGCCGGGACATTTCCCTCAACTCTTTTCTCGAATGAACATATTTTCTCTTCATAATCAACAACTTACGAGACCTGGTCAACAAGTTGACGCTTTTTTCAAAAAATATACCCCCCACCCCTTTACGTTTCAGAAGGTGACGGGGGGGGTTCTGTGGAGGGAAGTTGTGGAGTGTCTACGGTATTTTCTAGGGATTGAGTGAGTGGAATAGTATGCGTAGGATCCCCGCCCGCCTCGCTCGCTTGCGCGGGGGGTGCCCCGCCGGTGGGGTCGCGCCCTTCAGAAATCTCAGCTAGTAAGCTAGCCCCACCAGCGCGCGCCGGCTTGGCGTCCACGTCAACAACGGCTTTGATGCGCTCGAGTAGTTGCGCCTTCAGGTCTCCGCTCTTCACATGAGTAATGGTTGTTTCCTTGCGCTCCATGAATGCGCCAACGTCGTATAGCTTGCCGATTAGCTCCAAGGCCTTCATGCGCTGAGCCGGCGGGAAGTCTTCGTCGATTGAGTGCTTTACTAGCTGATGGATTAGCAGTGCTTTTAATTCTCTGGGGGTTCGCAGTTTCTCCGCCTCCAATGCCAGCTTATACGCTTGAACCTCGTGGATCACGCGTGGATCACTCGCGAGCTTATAGGGATCGCTTGCCAGCGTGTAAGCGCTTTGGGCGTTGTATGTCTCCCTGTATGCTTGTCTCTTGCTCATTGTACCTTCGGCCAACTTGCGGGCATACTCGCGTTGTTTATTCGTCAGGGGTTGTTTCACTCCCAGAATCGATTCAATCGGCGTGCTTGCAAGGGTCTCTTTTATCTGAGCCCGCGTTAAACGTTTCACCGGCGCGCGCTTTGCTGATTCTCGCATATCCCCTCCCAACTTGTTGACTGGCACGAGTATAAACGCAAACACCCGCCAACGCAAACACCCGCGGAATCAAATAGTCTCCCTTATAAATCAACAACTTACGCGCGTTGGCACGATTTTTGTCACATATATAGTATGGGGTTCAAAAAAAAGAGCCCCATATTTTCTCAACAACTAAGGAAAACACCATGAAGACCGAAATTCTGTATGCCCTTCGCACCTTTGCACAAAAACGACCAAACCTTGAATACGGCAATTATGGCAACCCTTCGAGCTACCGCCAAGAGTCGCGCGCCATAACCAAAGATCTACACCACGCGCGCAAATTGCTCAGAAAAGTAGAGCTTTCAAGCATTACCGCGCAAGATTTAATTGTGGCAAGTAATGAGGCGTTCTGTGGGCGTTTAACCATTATCCCCGCCAATAGCTATAGCGACGAATTCAAAATTGAATATTGCGTTGGTCAATACTTCGCGACCGAATACCGCAAGGGTGTTTGCGCAGTACTGGCTCGCGCGCTCTGGAATCATTGGAGAGAAGACCGCAAAGACGGCGATATCATGACAACCGGACAACAACTGCGCGCGATAGCCCGATCAGAGCTTGGCGCGTCATTGGCGAGAATTTATTTTGGCTGAGCATAACTGATGAGGCTTTAAGAGCCGAAACCCCCGCGGGGGTCTTATGCAACCACAAAGGAAAACCATGATTGAATACACCTACAAAATTGCCGACCATTGGCTGAGCCCCATCATTAACGGGGACTATTCCGGCTTAGAGGATCAAGAAGAGGCGCAACTGAATGACTTTTTAGCTTCAATCCCTAAGCAGATTCATCACAAATCAAAAATGCACGCGTTCTTTCATGTTGTAGATGAGGAGGGTTCATTTGATGTTGACGAAGTAAGCGGGCTTTACGCCAACTGTTACGCGTTGACTGTGACCTATTTTTAAGGAAAAGACCCAATGTCAATTAAAGATCTTAAAAAAATATTAATGGGAGGCTGAAAAATGTACATCATTTATAACTGCAAAGGCGCGCCAATTGGAAACCTGAAAGGGTATCGCACACACAAGGGCGCGAGCCAACAAGCCGAAACCCGCCTAAACCGACTGCTCTGGACTCAATTTTATCAATATCACACAGAGAACCCGAGCGCTCGCACAGTTTATAAAATCATTTTAAAGGGTCAATCATGCGAGTAATTATGCTTAAAAAAGACGCGAGCGCGCTCACTGGCGGGCTCACCCAAACGTCAAAGATGCCTTGCAAGTCTTACAGTCTTCCGACCGAGGCGTGCGATACCGGCTTCAAAATGTCAAAAATAGAGGGATCGGTCTGTTTTTTTTGTTATGCGAATAATGGCTTCTATAAACTTTATGAGAAAACCATTAAACCCGCCCAGTTCGCGCGACTGGACTCACTCACTAGCCCTTACTGGGTTGACGCTATGGTGGCTCTAATCGGCTCTGATGCCTACTTCCGATGGCACGACGCAGGCGACCTGCAAGGGCTCGAGCACTTCAAGAAAATTGTTGAGGTCTGCGAGCGCACCCCAAAAACCAAACATTGGTTGCCCACGCGGGAATACTCGATTATTAAGGCTTTTATCTCAGCCGGCGGGGTTATTCCAAAAAATCTAATTGTCCGGTTGTCCGGTATGTATCCTGATAAACCGGTTCAAGTGCCGGTGTCTCTCCAAGGCGTGAAGGGGATTACAACGTCCAACGTCCACACAGTTAAGCCCTTGGGGCGCGCGTGCAAAGCCCCAGAGCAAAACGGAGAATGTCGCGATTGTCGCGATTGTTGGGAATCAAAGGTTATCAGTTACGCGCTCCACTAGCATTACTGACGAGCCCTAATTGGGCGAAACCGGCGCGAGTCGGTCTAATGCAACTTTAAGGGAAAATAATGAAATATTCAGAATTCGATTACATACAAGCTGGTTATCTATTCGAGCGCAAGCGCGCAAAACTAGCGCGATTCGAGCGAATGTTGGCGCGCGAGTATCAGGAACACAAAAACAAGGCCGTCTTTTTGTTCAACCGCGGAAGACTGGAGGCGCGCTCATGTATCTAGTCTTTAACCACAATTGTCGCTTTTTGGGCGAGTTTAAAACAATGCACGAGGCTCAATCCGAGGCCGTTCTATATATTGGGCAGACCGGCAACCCCGCGCACGTCACAACGCCCAACTTGTTGACGACCGCCGAGCGCGATTCATATGATCAATTTCTGGAGATTCACGAATGAAAAACTACAACTGGCTACTGGTGGACAGGGACGGAGTGGCAGTCCCCAAGGGCGCGAGGCTTAAAACCCGCGACGGAGAAGAGTACGAACTTACCGGAGGCCGACCACCCCAACACGAGGGCTCCACCGGTAGGGTTTGGGTTAAGGGCTCAGGCTCGAGCACACAAGAGTTTTTCCCAACTGTATTTGACCTAAAGTGGGAAGAGGTTTAGTACATCTGACGAGCCCTAATGGGCGAAACCCCGCGAGGGGTCATGTACAACTACTGGAGGCCAAAAAATGGCACGATTAATTAAAGGGAACCAATGGGTTATTCTCGACGACTGGTGCGAGGATGATATCACCGACCAATGCGAACAAATCGGCGTCGAGCTGAGTCAGGACGAAACTCGCCGAGTATTGGAGATGATTGTCAAAACCCACGATTGCGAAATTGGGATTAACTGGAACTCGATTAATTCGGCAATCGATGCGGTACTGGAGGCTAGACAATGAACACTCTCACACTGATTCAGGAGCTCTAGAATGACACCGCAAAAATTGTATGAACTGCTCGACAAGGCCGGACTCGACTATGAGGTTGTCGAGGTCTTTGAGGGCGTAAGGTGGATACGTTTTGATGTTGAAGAAGAAGAGGAGAATGAAGAATGAATTACGAACAATGGGAAGAAAAGTACAAGCCGATCAATAACCCTTTTACTGAAAATAACCTATTCGAAACCTTTGGCGAAGAATACGATTTTATTGAA